CAATGGATCTGGGTAACAGGGATTTGCGGAATAGATTAGAGTAAAACTAGATTCTGCAACATCAAACTCAGGGCCATAATATCCTGCCCAGAAGCCGGGATCATCACCTTCTGCTCTGATAAGAATCGTATCTACGTTTTCAATTGGAAGTGGTGTTGTGAACAATTCTTGACCAGTAAAGGTTGACCACTGATATGTTCCATCATAGTTGTACTGTTTACCCCATAACTCAGTACCAGATTCATCATACATTCTGACAGAGATTCGCATGTAATCATCTCCATCATTTTGTTCAGAATTGGTATCATAATTTTTAAGATACCAACTGTAGTTGAAACCATCTAATTGGATACCAACACTTTCTAGTGCTTGTTGAAATGCAATATTCCATCTGAGTGTACCAGCACCATATCCCCAGTATGCTGTATCACCGTCCCAGTTAGGAATGCTTCCACCAGTGTAACCGCTCCAACAGTTTACACCCCAGGTACAGTTGTTGTACGTACCCTCAATAACTGAAGGATCTAAGAGGTTACCTGTTGTATCAGAATAGGAGTGGGATGCCGTAAAGCAAAGCAGCACCAATGCCAATACCCTTGAGTAAGTCATTGCGTCTGGTCTCCTGTTCTTTTACTGTAGGAACTTTATCTGGATTTTGTTCCCATAATACTTTTGCCTCAGCACCAATTTTACCTTCGTATGGGCAAGGAGTTCCAGCCATCCACATAGCGTTAAATACTCTTGGATCACCACACATAATGGAAACTGCAGCAACTTTCATACCCATATCGTATGTGGTCTTGGCAAGTTTTAATCGCTCACAATTTAAATCGCGAACCATACCACCACCAGAAATACCAAGAATCTGAGTTTGAACTGCACCAGAATATGATACGGTACACACATCAGAATTTGAACTATTGATGCTTGGGGAGATTGCACTTGGAGGTGGTGACTCTACCTTTTGGTTTACGTCGCTTTTATTTGTATTCGTATTATTGCTTGTATTGGTATTCGTGTTATTATTAGTATTTGCATTCGTACTAGTACTGGTTGAATTAAGGGTATCATTATTCGTGTTGGTATTATTATTTGTATTGGTATTCGTACTAGTTGATGTATTTGTATTCGTATTGGTGTTAGTATTGGTGTTTGAACCAGTAACCGTTGAGGTACTATTCACTGTTGACGTATTTGTGTTATTCGTCGTCGTGTTATTTGTAGTTGTTATTGTGCTGGTTGACGTCGAATCTGTCACAATTGTCTCTGCATAAGAGATTGATGACAACATAATAAAGCCAGCCAATGCTAGCTTCTTAATCATCTTAGTTTCCTTACATATTTGCTAGTAATACGAAAATCCAAATGATAACACCAAGAGCACAAAGTGCTGCGACAACTACACCACCAATCATAAGACCATCAATAAGTTTTTTTCTTCTTTTAATGATAGCTTGTTGTCTTGCTTTCTCTTCATTTTCACGACTCTGTTTCATTTGAGCCTGGAAAGAAAGCCAATCATCCCACATTCCTGAACGACCTTGGTAGATCATCATTTGTTTCAGCTCGTCCTCCTGGGCTTTAAGCTGCTCGGCGGCCATGAAAGCTTGTAAGTCGGACTTGTACCCATGCTCATGAGCTTTCTTTTGAATCTCGTTTTTTATACCGAAGTATTCAGCAAGCGCTTCGCCGGCAGCATAAATTTCCTGACCGTTTTGTATGGTTTGCTTGATGACGTCAAAAGCTGCGTTAGCCGCCGCTAGTTCCGCTATCATAATAGACCCTCTCTCTACATCTATTTATAAAAAAGTGTTTACTTTAACTAAAACTTAATATATAATAAATAAGATTATGGAAAGAAAAAACCCTGAGAATACAAATTGGTCTTCAATCGACGAAAGCATGTTCGAGACATATGAACCTGCAATGTTTAATGATTGGATCATTAAAACGTCAACGTATGGTGAGCAAATACAAATGTTTGCTTATAATATTCACAGTGGAATTACTATTATACGTTGGTTCACTTCAAAGGGGGATGCTGGAGAATGGCTCGAGCATTTAATTGATATATAATATAGAATTCGTTGAAACGAAGTAATAGGTTGACGGACGGGGCTTCGAAGCCCCCATCTCCACCAAAAGCACATTCGCAGACCGTGCCACGCCTCGGGGAGGATTGTACTGCAGGACGGAGTGTGCTTTTCACGGGGATGAATTGGATTCGACGGCGACTGAAAGGCTTCGTGGAGAATCGGTCAATGCGGAAGACCGCTGTGAGAGTATGATTGAAGGACTAACGCCTTCTCGGATCTCATGAGGATTGGGGGTGCCCGGTCGAAGAAGCAACTTAAAGTAAACGCAAACGATGAAGTTTACGCCTTAGCTGCATAAGCTAAGCGGGGTCTGGCCCACCTTGTAATCCAACGGGCCTCCATTCTCGAGAGGTGTAGCTATGAGCCTACTACTTGCGGCCGTAGCCGCATTCGAATTACAATTGCCCATCATGTGTGGTCCAACAGAAAATTTGCTTGCTGGACTGCGAGAAAGATATCAAGAGCAAATGATTTTCATGTCACCAAGCAAGAATGAGATTGGAAATGATCTGACTCATTCATTTTGGATGAATCCTGATACTCAGACTTGGTCTTTCATTGTGACTAACAAACAGAAAGAACAAACATGTATTATTGCATCAGGTGACAAGTTCCAGCTATTCCCACCGCAAGGTACTTCAACTTAATTTGTACAAAAGTGTCTAACTCCTTAATTTAAATAGAATAAAAAAGTTCTGTTTTAATTAAAAAAACTGTTTTCTTCTGATAAGTATTTTAGTATAATGTTTATCTGAAATCAAAAAACACAAGGAATTTATATTATGGCACATCAAGTTGAAACAATGGCGTACGCAGGTGAACTTCCATGGCATGGTCTTGGAGTTCCTGTTTCTAATGACCTGACTCCAGTCCAGATGATGGAAAAAGCTGGTGTCGATTGGACAGTACATGAATGTCCTTCTTTCGTAGACTTTAACGGTGAGAAGATTTTCACTGGCCAGAAAGCTCTGGTTCGTTCTACGGATGGTCGCGTATTGACTAACGTCGGTAAAGACTGGAATCCTGTTCAGAACGAGCAGGCGTTTGAGTTCTTCAGTGAATATGTTTTCGCTGGTGATATGGAGATGCATACTGCTGGATCTCTTAAAGATGGTCAAATGGTATGGGCTTTGGCAAAAGTCAAAGACTCGTTTGATCTATTTGGAGGAGACCAGGTTGAATCATATCTCCTTTTCTCGAATCCACATCAATATGGCAAGTCAATTGATGTTCGTTTCACTCCTATTCGTGTCGTATGTAATAACACATTGTCACTCTCACTCAGCATGCAAGCTGAACGCCAGGTCAAGGTTGGCCACCGTGTAGAGTTCAATCCAGGTGAAGTCAAAGAAGCTCTTGGAATTGCTTCTGAGAAGTTGGCTACATATCGTGAAATGGCTGAGTACCTTGGCTCTAAGCGTTTCTCAATGGATAAGTTGATTGAATACTACAACACAGTCTATCCTCGTCATTCAGACAAGCGTGTCAAGGACAAGAAATTATCTGCTGATACTTTGTCACGAAATGCTAAAGCGTGTTTTGATGTTCTCGAGACACAGCCTGGAGCAGAGTTTGCCGAAGGTAGCTGGTGGCAGGCCTACAACTCAGTGACATTCGTTACTGATCACGTCCAAGGACGCAATGCGGACAATCGTCTGTATTCATCATGGTTTGGTTCTAACCAGACACGCAAGAAAAATGCGTTGGAAACAGCAATCGAGTTTGCGGAGGCGGCATAAGCCCCTCCCCTTTTCTCCAGTATATTGATTACCTTTTTGTTATAAATACATTAAGGTAATCGATGGAACTGTCAATGGACCTAGAGACGAAAGCTTGGCTAACAACTGATGCCGAACATCTTTGGGTCATGGATAAGTTAATCCTGGCCAGAACGATGGGATACATCTGTGGTCCTGTTGGTCTGGATGTTCCATATCCAGGCGAGTATATTGTCAGACCTTGTGTCAATATGATAGGATTGGGATTAGGAGCTCAGAAGGTATTTCTTGAACAGTCAACCGATCATTTACCACTGGGACACTTTTGGTGTGAGTGGTTTGAAGGTGACCATTACTCTGTCGATTACTTTTGGGGACAGCAAGAGCTTACGGTTAAAGGTATAAAAAATAAAGATACATTTACACATTGGGATCTGTGGATAAGAAGTGATAAGTCCTTCTCATTTCCTGAGGAACTAGAATTTGTATCATTATCAATCCCCTGGATCAACTGTGAGTTTATTGATGGTAAATTAATTGAAGTTCATTTAAGAAGAAATGAAGACTTCAGTTTTTTAGAAAACCAACAGGAATTTATACCTGTGTGGAAAGGTGATAATAAAGAACCACCAGTCGGATATCAGTACATTGAATATCCTGATCTACATGGGCGAGTCGGAGGATTTGTAAGGTAACATGATTAAGTTTAAGAATTTTATATTGGAGGAAACTATGCTTCAAGATGAGCTGGTGAAGAGGCTTAGCAAACTTGGATATACTAAAGTTCAAGCTGATACACGTTCCCGTTTGTTTGTATATGTCCCCAGGTCTGAAAGAACTCTTGAAATTGCTAACATAGCTGATAAACTAAAGCATATAGGTGCTTCTCTAGATAAATCAGATGATGGTCAGAAGTTAGCTAAATCGTCAGAAGGAGCAGTGCGATTTGCAGGAGCTTATGAAGGTCAAGTAATTGCAATCAAACCTGCTCTTGGAGCAAAGGATCTATCAACTGATGAAAACGAGTCCTTAGCTGCTTACTATATTGCATGTAAACTTAAAAATAATAATACTGATTTTTCTATTAACGACTTCAAAAATTTACCAGTTCAATCAAAGTTCACAGCCGAAAATTTAATTCAGAAAGCTTCTAATAGCTGGTTGAACAGTGCCAAGTACATGGCTTTAAAAATTGCTAAGATGCCTCAGTTCCGTAATGGAACATTCACTATCTGTCAAAGAAGCAATAGTGCCTTTGTAAAAAATATTTCAGATGCGGCGAACAATTTATTAATAAAGGCAGATAAAGAAATGCAGTTGGATAAATGGAACCCAGCTGATATTTGGATGGTAAATCCTAGGTTCCTAGACACTGACTTTAGTCAATTTGAAAGTATATATGAGCTCAATACATGGCTACAAAAGCAATACGTAGCTAAAACAGTTGTTGGGGTTTCTCTCAAAAAGACAGATGAACAAGTTAAAGGGGAAATCAAAAACTTCCGATCTATTCAAAAACCTGTTACTGTAAACAAATTAGATATTGGTAAAAAAAGTTTTACAAATAGTAAAACATGTACTATTACATTTAATCGAACAGGTGAGTTAGATATCAGATCTTTCAAAAGAATGTCTCCTGCCCAAGGAGAGCTAAAAGGTAGATTGGCAGCAGGTGGTAAAATCACACCAGCTTGGATGGAAAAATATGTAGATGAATGTGTCCCTGGTAAATTTAAAATTACTACTGCTGATTATATTTCTAGAACATACGACACCAATAAAAATAAAATTTATCAATATGCGTTAGATCAGGCTAAGAAATTTGATAGTATGATTAAAATGACATTAGAGGAGTTTATACAAGAAATTGAAACAGGAAAATATAAGACTTCTCCTAAGTCATATTTGATATCTAAGATTCAAGGTATGGAAGTAATGAATGCTCTAAAAAGTCAATCAAAGGACAAACAGGAGTGTGCTATCGAAAAAATGATATCATATGCTGGTTCACAGACAGACGTTAGTTCTGTATTCATTAAGATAAGTTAAAGATATGGCATATTCAGGTTCAAAATATATTGAGGACGATTACCTTAATATAGCTCGAGGGTTAGTTAAGGGAACATCTTTCGTCCATAAGTTTGGTGCTGTTCCAGCAATGAGTAATGGTACTACTGGAACAATATGGGATAAAAACGATACGGTATATCCTTGGTCAGCATTTGATACTCCAGGTATCTTAACAATTGCAACAACTGCTGCTAATGGATCTACTGTTACAACTGATAATGGCAAATCAGTTACTATACTCGGTTTAGATGAAAATTTTAATGAGATCTCTGATACATTAACTATTTCAGGATCTACTGCAACAGGCACTAAAACATTTGCAAGAGTCTATAGAGCGTTTGTAACAGATACAGCGCCAAATGCATCACAAATTAGAGTATCGCGTGGAGCAACAGAAGTATTAAGAATATCAATTGGTAAAGCTCAAACCCTCATGGCAATTTATACAGTACCAGCTGGATATAATGGCTACCTTTGTCAAGGTGTAGCATCAATACAATATGGCGGAGATTCTACTATTGATATGTTTGTGCGATATCCTGGCGGTCCGTTTAGAATTGGCCATACAGCTGAAGTGGCTGGTACTGGCATGCCGTACCATTATAAATTTACTGTACCAATCAAATTACCGCCAAAGACCGATATTGATATAAGAGCTTCAGTTCGTTCAAATAATGCTCGTGTTACATCAGCGTTTGATATTATTTTAGTTAATAAAGAGTTAGACAGATAATGAACTTTAAATCTTTTATTACAGAACAAAAAAATACTCATATGACTCACATTGAGGATAAGGTTCTCTATGGTGGAGTCAAAGGAACTCGTGAAGCTATTCTTGCTCTCAGAGCATTACGTGACACATTTGCAGGAGAACACGATGGGAAAGTATCTGTTAAATGGGATGGAGCTCCTTCTATTTTTGCTGGTACCGATCCTCGTGATGGTAAATTTTTTGTAGCAAAGAAAGGTATCTTTAACAAGAATCCAAAGGTGTACAAAACAAATGCTGACATTGATGATGATACAAGTGGTGATCTTAACACAAAGCTTAAGCTCGCTCTCAAGCATTTACCTGATTTAGGAATCAAAGGAGTGATTCAAGGTGACTTCTTATTTTCAAGTGATGATCTTAAAAGTGAAAAAATTAAAGGAAAGGATTACATTACGTTTCACCCAAACACAATCGTCTACGCAGTTCCAGCCAATACCCCTATGGCGAAGGAGATCAATGCGGCGAAGATAGGAATCGTGTGGCACACATCGTATACAGGAAACAGTTTTGAAACAATGAAGGCTAGTTATGGAGCAGACATCACAGGATTTAAAAAATCTAAGAACGTCTGGTCACAAGATGCTCTACTGCGAGATATGACTCAATACACTATGTCCAAAAAGGACACGGAGGAAGTCAATGAATATCTTACACAAGCTGGGAAACTGTTTAACCAGATCTCAGGCTCAACACTCAGACAGCTCGAATCCAATTCAGACCTTGCAAAACTCATTGAGCAGTTTAACAACTCCTACGTACGAGCAGGCACAGTTGTTAATGATACTTCTGCGCACACACGAAAACTCATCGTCTGGATCAAAAATAAATACAAAAAAGAAATAGAGAAAAGAACAACAGAGAAAGGTAAGGCAACTCAACAGGCAGCGTTAAATAAAATACTTGAGTTTTTCTCTGCAGCAAACAAAGCATCGTTACAGAAAATATTTGATTTGCAAAAAGTTATTGTACTAGCCAAACTAAAACTTATAAATATATTAGACCGTTTTAATAAGATTAAGACTTTTCTTAAGCATACTGAAAACGGTTACCAAACCACAGGGTCAGAAGGCTTCGTAGCCATAGACACACTTGGTGGTGATGCGGTTAAGATTGTTGATCGTATGGAATTTTCATACGCCAACTTTAGCCCGGAAATTTTGAAGGGGTGGCAAACACCACGCCGATCATAATATATTAGATGGGAAAACCAGGAGAATAAAAATGGCAGATAAGCTTCTGCGATTCAGAGATGTGCTTGAAATGGAGGGGAAGGATAACTTCAACCGTCCATTATCTTTTGACGATTTACATGTTACTCAATACCGTCCTGGTGAAGATGATCTTACCAACTATCGAGCTTATCGCCGCAAAAGAGTCCAAGGGGCTGGAAGCGGTGAAGGCGGACCTATTGGCGAATCGACTGATGTCGACGAAGCTCTAACCGTTCAACAAAGACTCCAACGCAAGAGAACATTCAAGAGACTTCAACCGAGAATCAAACTTGGACGCGAAAGAGCAAAGCGAAGAATTGCCTCTAAAGAAAAATTAATGAAGCGGACTCGTAAGCAAGTTCGTCAAATGTTCTTAAAGAAATTTACCAAAGACATTCCAAAGTCAGAACTGACATATGCTCGCCGTCAAGAAATTGAAAAGCGCTTGGATAAACCAGCAATCAAGAAAAGAATTGACACATTGGCAAAGAGAATGTTTCCTAAAGTTCGACAGGCTGAACTAGCAAAGAAAAGAGGCGGCGCTAAGTGATTAGTTCGTTTAAAGGCTTCTTAGTAGAAGAAGAAAAAACAGTTTATTTCACGTTCGGTAGAATGAATCCTCCGACGATTGGTCATGAGAAGCTTTTACAGGTACTTGCGGCAAAGGCAGGTAAGAACCCTTATCGCGTATATCTCTCTCAGTCAGAAGACCAAAAGAAGAATCCTCTTTCATATAAAGACAAAGTCAAGATTGCTAGAAAGATGTTTCCTAAATATGCAAGAAGCATCATGATGAATACAAAAATTAAAACTGCAATCGATGCTGCCACTCAGTTGTACAACGATGGGTATGTTAACCTTGTTATGGTTGCTGGTGGGGATCGTGTTCCTGAATTTGATATTCTATTGAAAAAATATAATGGGGTTAAGGGACGCCATGGATTCTATAACTTCAATAAGATCACAGTTGTTTCAGCTGGAGCCAGGGATCCCGACGCAGAGGGCGTAGAAGGAATGTCTGCATCCAAGATGAGAGATGCGGCCAAGCTTGGAGACTTCACCAAGTTCAGTCAAGGTATTCCAAAGAATGTTTCTAATACTGATACAAAAGCTCTATACAATGCTGTCCGTAAAGGAATGGGATTGAAAGAAGCAAAGGAAACAACACAGCACGTTCAGCTTGAGCAAGTGTCTGAGATCAGAGAATCATATGTCAATGGTGAACTATTCAAAGAAGGTGATACCGTTGTTATCAAGGATACTGGTGAGATTGCCAAAGTCAAAACACTTGGTTCTAATTACGTTATCGTTGAAGGATCAGGTAACAAATATCGTAAGTGGTTGGATGCTGTTGAGAAAGTAGAAGACAATAATGTAGAATACGAAGTTGCTCCTTTCTCTATCAAAATGGAATCATTAAGCGAAGCTCAGGATCCAGATATCAAAGATCGTCCAGGAACTCAGCCAGCAAGATACCATAAAGGTTTGGCTAAGTCGACTAAAGTAAAAAGAGACGCTCAGTTTAAGAAACAAACAAAAATGGCTGACGATGATCCAGCTGCTTACAAGCCAGCTCCTGGTGATGCATCGGCTAAGACAAGGCCAAGTAAATACACCAAAGCCTTTAAGCAAATGTTTGGTGAGGATACGGACGTAGGGGGAAAACAATACAAATACCTCCACCATTGTCCTGGTGCAATTACAGCATTTAAGAAAGATATCAAAATCCATGGCAATACTAATGAAATCCATAAAGCAATATCAGCTGTGGATCATTATCTTGAAGTAGAAGATAATGCTAAGAAGCGAGGATACGCAACTCAGGCTGATATTGACTTGATGAAGAAGAGACAGCAACCAGCTAAAGCAGCCATTCAAGCAGCCGGGTTGAAGGATCACAATTATCATCAGAGTCATATCGATACGCTTAAAGATATGCTAAAAGAACCTACTAATGAGCAAAATATCGAAAGAGTTAAAGATCGCATTTCTCGAGAAAGAGAAATTGAAAGAAGAAGAGATGCTGCTGACAGAAAGCGTCATGATTCAATGATGGATAGAGCTCGCTCAGCCAGAACAAGAAGAATCAACAGAAGGACTTCTTAATGATCAAATTTCAACAGTACATAGAGGAAGAGGCTGGTAAGTCTCTAGCTGATAAAGCAAAGAAGTCAGGTATTTCTGTAGGTACGTTGAAAAAAGTTTACAACAGAGGTGTTGCAGCATGGAAGACTGGTCATAGACCAGGAACAACTCCATCTCAATGGGGACATGCAAGAGTCAATGCTTTTATTGTGAAAAAGAAAAGGGGTGGTCTCAATCACGATAAGGATCTTGCATGAAGTCCTTCAAGAACTTTATGGAAGGAAAGACAGCAGACCTTATCAAAAAGAGTCATAGTAAGAGAGGTGCCCCTGGTACTCTCAAGGCTAAGATCGATGGACCAATCACTTTACAAAAAGTTAAAGCATTAAAAAATAGACCAAACGCTACGACTTCGGATAAGAAGCAAGCCAACTTTTATATTAATATGCATGGAGGTTAAACATGCCACTTAAAGTATCAGACGGAATGGGAGCGTGGATTTCTGATTTCAAGAAGTCTGATGCCCCTCAGTTTCAAGGTAAGTCCGATAAGGAGCGTCGCGAGATGGCGATTGCTGCTTATATGGATGCAAAGAAAGAATCTGTTGATGAAGCAAAACGAACAGTGACGATTGATACTCCTGATAGTTTGTCTTCTATGAGAGTATCAAAGGATAAACCCCCATTTACTCCAGATCCACCAAAGCCTAAGCAAAAGAATAGTGATGGTACTACATCGTCACCAATGTCGAGAGCACGGCAGCTAGCTAAGATGGCTCGTGACAAGGGAATGAAGAAAGAAGATGTTAATGAAGCAGTTCATCCTGATCATGTAACTTTGCATCCTCATAAGACCGACAAGACAAAGTATACTGTTGGTCAAGTAGGCAAGAATGTCAAGGGTCGTTTGAATCCAGGTGAACATGTTTCTGATTCAGAAGTTGATGATCTTCACGATATGGGTATGAAGGTTAAGCACGAGCGTAGACCTTACAGAGAGTCTGTAGACTGGGAACAAGTCATTGCATATCATGAAAGTGCAATTGTTGAGTTGGAATCTCTATCTGAGAATCTAATGTGGCCTAACATGCCCAGCAGCAAGAGTAAATTTAAGCCACGGAGTGGTAAGCTCGGCGCTAAAATGAAAGATGTGACAAAAGATCTGGCGCACAGAGCCAAGCGACATGAATTCCAAGGAGGTCAGCAAAAGCAAAACCTCGATCGCGATTATAAAAATTGGCATGGACCTACAGGTAGTGGCAAGCGTTGGGATCTGGCTAGTCCAGGCAAAAGAAAAGCAGCAGCTGATAGGACACAAGCAATTGTGACAGCACATAAGAAAGCAAAGAAAGCTGCTAATCACGCTTTACAAACTATTCAAAAGCATGGTCCTCATCATGCTGCATCAAAAGCCGCGGTTGCTAAATACAATGCTGCTAATGACCATGTAGCAAATTTGCCAGAACATTACTCTATGACAGAGTCTACTCAAAATCCTAGTCACTGGCATGCTCTTGCTAAGAACCACGCTGATCAAGCTAATCATCACTCTGATCAAGCAAAAAAACATGACACTTCCTATATTAGTGGGGATGCAACTATAGTTCACCCAATGCGCGCACGAGCAGAAGCTAGTCACAAAGGAGCTAGGGACACTCACCAGGATGCAGGTGCTGCAGCTAAAAAAGTTGCTCATGCTATTGAAAAACATGGTAATGACCATCCCACTACAAAAAGACTAAAGGGTCAGTATGGGGATGAGCATCATCTTGCAAAAAAACAATCACAAGAAGCACGAGAAGCTTCAGCTAAATTAGGTGCTCATAATCAACGTCGGGATGCTAACAGATATAATGAATCTGTAGAGATTGATGAAGCTCATGCATACTCAAAAGCTGCTAAGGCACTTCAGGATTATGGTAGCAAGAGTGGTGGAATTGATAAGAAAGACTTCCATATTGCAGCCAAGCATTTGGATAACATTGGTAAAGCAGGTTTGATGCAAAAGGGTGATCACCTAGCTAAATTCAATCGTCACCTTAAAGACTTGGATACTGATGTTCGTGATCGTATCCATATGACACTAAAGCAACATGGTGTTATGGAATCAGTTCAAGAAGCTAAAGTTAAGTTGAAAGGATTCGGTCCAGATCACGCTAAAGGTAATATGGGTAATCCTGCCGCTCGAGCTGCTTTAGGTAAGAGAATGGCTGATAACGAAAAAGCACGTCAAGCTTTGAAAGATCCTAGCCATAATCCAGCATGGGCAAATTCTAAGTCTAAGACTGAAGAAACTGTATCTGAATTGAAGAAGAGCACGTTGGGTTCTTATGTCAATAAAGCTTCAAGAGATGCTGCATCAAAAGCTTATGGTGCTGCTTCAGCTGCTAAAGATAATAGAGCAGATCAAGCTGGTAAAGACTTTTCTAAATCTATGAAGCGTTTGAAAGGTGTTGAGACAGCCACTAGAAAGATGGCGAAGGAAGACATCGATGAAGCAAAGTCATTTGATCAGAAGTTTAAGGATCATTTGAAGTTTGCTACATCTAAGTCAAAAGCTGTTCAAGATTATATGGCTAAGCGTAAAGCCAAGCGCGATGATGCTCATGCTAAACAAGACCCGGCTGCTGTTAAGAAGAATTATGGACCAGCTGTTATTCCTCCTGGTACAGCTTATAATAAAGCACGTAAGAAAGGAATGAATCCTTCAGCAGCTGCTGATGCTGTAAGTACTGCATTTAAGAATAGAGCCAAAGGGAGAAAGCTTCCTGAGGGAAAGATTGAAGAGGCAGCTCAGTTCAAAGTAGATATTGAAGGGTTGCCTCCAACTTTCATTCAAGGTAAATCATCTGCGGAGATTTTAGCTAATCTCCGTAAGATTGTTAAGCAGCCTTCGTTGATCAAGAATGTCGAAAGATATACTGACATGGAAGTAAAGAAAGCTTATCGTCAAAAGGCACAGGGTCGTCCAATGGGCGAGGCTATTGATTCAACTGATACTGGTGGTGCAGAAGAAACAAAGATGGCCATGAAGCAAATCAAAGCTATGAGACATTTCCTTGATGGTATTGAGCAGAGAGTCGGTAATCAAGGCGACATGGAAGAATGGTACCAGAATAAGTTGACCAAGGCTAACGATTACTTGAAATCTCTTTATGCGTACGGAAAGGGTGATGAAGAAGTTTAGAAATCTAAGACAAGAATCAATGGTGCCACAGTGGCTGCATAAAGCAGTCATGGCACCTAAGATGAAAAAACTTGTTAGAGCTTATTTAAACTGGCGGAAGAAAAATCCTGGCCAAGGTGCACGTGGTGTCCAACAAGCGATCAAGATGATGGGATTGTCTCCGCGTGATGGAAATCAACTAATTGATAAACTCAATGATTTGGTTAAACAAGGTAAACTTCCTAAACATTTGGCAATTAATGAAGAATATAAATACGAGGAAGGTACACCGGAAGCAGCTGCTCATGCCAGAAAAATGACTCCTGGCCAGAAAAAAGAAGCTGCTATGCCTACAACGGCTCAGATTCGAATGAATAGAGCATTGAAGAAGCACGGTGTAGGTAAGCACGATGACTTTTATAAGTCTCAGATGGATCCAGAAACTCGTAAGAAGTATGAACCAAAGAAGTTTGAAAGAAAGCCTGTGTCCCCAGGAACGTCTGTTCCTCCTGAAAAAAGATTCAATTGGTTAAGGAAAGACTAATGGGTTTCATGAAGTTTAGAGAAGAGTGGATTGACGATACGTGTGAATGTGACAGTTTATTCGAAGAAATTGAGCTCACGGAAGCAGAGTACCAGGGAAGAAAGGTCACGTTAAATGACCCCTTCCGCACTCCAGGTGGACCCAAGAAGTTTTCTGTATATGTTAAGAATGAAAAAGGTAATGTTGTAAAGGTTAATTTTGGAGATCCGAATCTATCTATTAAGAGAGATGATCCAGCTCGTCGTAAAAGTTTTAGAGCGCGTCACAATTGTGACAATCCAGGGCCCAAATGGAAAGCAAGATATTGGTCTTGTTACCAATGGCGAGCTGGTGCTAAGGTAGATAATTAATAAGGATAAGAAATGGCTACCCGCGAAACTCAATCAACACGTTTAGATCGAATTGAAGAGAAGCTTGATAAACTAACCGAAGCCATGGTTGCTATGGCCAGAGCCGAAGAAAAGATCATTAATCTTCAAGAAGATCAGTATAACATGTTTGATAGAATGAATAAACACTCTGAAAAATTAGATGAGATCGAAAGAGTGTGTAATGATAATCATAGAACAATTTGTGTAATCAACAAGTTGTTCTGGGTAGTAACGGTGGCCGTCATCGGGTCAATAATAGCACAAATAGGAGTTCTATAATGGACATTAAAACAATTGAAGCTTTGACCCAAGCTTATAATGAGGTCACAGAGAAAATGTCTTCCAAAGAAAAAATGAAGAAGGGTCTGTATAATTCAAAGCTCGATCCAGTCGGGCAAGCAGACGCCGATATTGATAATGATGGTGATGTGGACAAGACTGACAAGTATCTTCACAATCGTCGTAAGACAATTACAAAAGCTATCAAGAAGTCAGGCAAAGATGATCCTAAGGGTAAAAGTGGCGAGACTGCTGTTATGAATCCTAAGAATGAAAATGTAAGATCAGCTGACAAGAAACCAGAAGTATTTGTTGCACCAGACGGTAAGAAACATACTCGTATGGTCCCAGTTGATAGAGATGTTGTTAAAAAGGAGTCTACTGATATGTCAATCAGAGAAAAGTTGTTGTCTGTGTGGGAGAAGAAAGATCACGGCAATACAGATCAAAAGCAACCATATGATGACAATTGGTCACCAGGCGCTAAGAAAATGAAAGCGGATGTTGAGCAGGGTGCTCAATATGATGAAACAGAAGAAAAAGGTCATGATGATGCGTCAAAAGTCGGCCGTGTTACGAAAACATCACCAAAAAATCCTACGGACAAAAGTGCCAAAGGAGATATGAAAATTATCAATCAACCAGAAGATATAACCAAGAAGGCAGGTATGAAAAACGAATCATTCTCTAAAACAGTAAAATCAATTGCTGATGCATATGCATCTATGCATGAGACAAAACAAGAAGAAGCAGTAGATCTCGACAAGGACAACGTAGACAAGGCTCTCAAGCATGATTGCGCGACTCACGTAGAGCATGCTGAATATGGATCGGGCCGATGCATCCCGGAAATGCACACATTAGTACAAGTGGATGAAGATACCGCTGTTGTTACTCATTATGACGTGATGTTTGAAGACAAGGACGGTAATCCATTTATTGCTCAAAATGTACCAGTTGAAGAAATGAAAATCACGAAAGAAATGAGTCACGGTCATAAGAAGAAGAAGTAATATGAAGAACGCAAAAGCAACGGTTAAAGGTTGGGTCAATCAAAAGACTGGTGAGCTTCTCAAGGCTCAGAAAATGACCCAGGAGAAAGCTGATGAACTCAACGGTGTAGTAAAACCTGCACCGGTTGTTGAAGCTCCTAAGCCAAAGAGAGCTCGTAAGCCTAAAGCTAAACCAGTTGTGGAAGAAGCTCCAGTAGAAGAAGTAGAAGTTCAGCAGCAAGACGATGCTGATTTCGAACCTCAAGAAGCACCTAAGACATCATTCTTTAATAGATTTACTAACTAAGGTCATATATACTCTTATACATTTTAAGGGTATTAAATGCTTGTATTTGAAAAATTAACTGAAGAGAATTTATTTCTCTATGCTGCTAAACATTATGACAATCCGACATTCTCGGATATTGATGATTTTTATGAAGACTTGAAACGATTTAAATATATCAAAAGATTGACAAATCGTTATCTGGAACATAATGACCTAGCAGAAAGGTTAATTTTAAATCATCTGGTGGTGGTTTTCAACGTATTTGGTGTTGAAGCCACCTTAAACATTCTAGAGTTGAAACTCGATGAAGAACATTGGCCTGTCATCAAACCATTTTTAATCTTCCTTAAGTATATTACCAACGAGCAGCTGACAGATATTGAAATGGATAAAACAGTAGTAGAAAGATTGCGAGAAATATAATGGGAATAGTAAAAAGAGCAGCCGACCTAGCATTCACATTCAGATTTATTCGTATGCTTGTCCTTGACTGGAAAGATTGGGATGCCTATAAGCTAGGAATCGTTGACGAGGAAGGCAAAAGAGACAAGAATGTTAAACTCGATACAGATGAGAAAAAGTCTGCCTATACTCCTTTTATTCGTATGGCTGCTAACATCAAGCGGCTGCTCTCCAAGATTCCAGGTGGATCCTCAAAAATCGGAAGTTTCGCTGCGGCTCTA